CATAATGAGGAAAAAAAACTTGATCGGACGTTGTTGGGCACATTCTACACAATGTGTTGTGCGGTTTACCAAAATTATCTACCCATGCTTGTAATTCTTGATCGCTGCAATCCAAACTCAATCCGGTGTTCAAATATGGTTGCCAATCAGGATCATCCAATTGCGCATGATCGCCTAACACTCGATGCAACATGCCCACGCTGGAACATTTATACAGTCGGCCATCTTCTAATAGCGGACAGATTTGTTGATTGCAAATTTGGAAAGCTTGCGTCGGATCATTGTCGTAAGGTTTCATGGTACCATACTCGCCACGATAAGTTTTCATGAAAGTTGGTATTCGAGCTATCTCCAAATCCAAAATATGTTTTTGATTAAAATATCTACCATCCACAATTTCCCAATCGAATCTTGATAATATGGTATCAACCATGTTCGTGAAATAAGGCTCCCCAGGTTGATGTTCAGATACTTTGAGAAAGATCATTCCGTATTCTTCCATACAATCCAATATCCATTTGTTTTTATGAAACAATTGACCGTTAGTCAAAATCATCAAAGTCACGTATGGATAATTTTCTCTAAACTGTCTAACCCATGTTTCTAGTTCTGGATTCAAAAAAGGTTCTCCGCCTATCAAGCTAAAGCAGTCCACTCGCATACGACTAAACAGTTTGTCAAACCAAGGTCTAGCAGTTTTCCATTTTACGAATCCTCCACTCATACCATAATCACTGTAATTGGTACACCAACGACATGATAATGTACAGGCATAGGTAACCATGGTTTCCAATAAAGGTATTCTTGGAAAATGATCCGTTGCTGAGAGATAATCTTCGGCACATAAATATTGTTTCATAGTGATTTCTTATGCATTTTCTAATAACAGGCGATAGTTGGAGTCAGGGCGAATGGGATAAACTACCATATTATCATGTTGCACACAAAGGTGTAGAACAGTATTTAATCGACGATGGTAACACAGTAACAAATGTAGGCCGGGGAGGTTATAACAATAACGAAAGCCTTGCAGCGATTCCTCTGATTGATTTTGACCATTTAGTTTATTTCTATACTGATCCGTTACGACAAGCAACCGAAGATGAAATTCGACACAAACTACCTTTTGATATAATTAACTCGCATAAGTTTGAAATATCAAATAAATTTTTTCAAATAAAACATAAAACAAACTGCCAGATAACAGTTATCGGAGGTTGTGCCAAGTACCAGGGCGACATAAAAAATATAGATTATGTTGTACCTAGTCTAAGCGAACTATTGGTGTCCAAGTTTCATGATAGCGAGTACATGACCAGTAGAGAGTGGGAAGAGCATTTTTTCAAACACGAAAAACAATTTAGCACGGAACAAAAATCTCAATGGCTGACAGTAATGACCCGAGCCGGCGAAAAGTACACAGTATGGAATAAAAATAAAGATTTATTTTGGCCTGATGGTTTACATTCTAATAGAAAAGGCCATTTGATTCTATATCAACATCTAAAAAAATTATGGTTCAATGAATAGTTAAATCTTCATTGAATTGTGTAAGGTCAATGACACCTAATATCTTCATAATTTTTTGTATATTTTTTGGCGGCTTGTCAGGTGGAAATTCTGGTATAAACGCAAACTTCAAATTACCTTCTGCGTCAAAGATAAATCCATAATCCTCTTCGCCAATTTCTTCGTCGTAATCTTGAACAGCATCTTCAACTGTTAATTCTAGGCGTTTGCTCACGGCTGCCTCCTATTTCTAGTATTTATGGATTACTTGAATAGGATTAACGCCATGAGTGAAGCCTGAATAACAAAGCCAAATCCAATAGTGACTATATTAAGCATATCACGCAGTAATACTGCTCGCCCAAACAACAGCACTAAACCCAACCACAAAAACATTACAACATCAACACTAGGTGTTGAGTCAGTAAGTCCTGTTAGCAGAGCTAGTAGTGTAGGAATGGTAGCGGCGTGTAATGCAATAGCCGCTAGCCAACCCATAGTTTCAGCTGAGATCTTGTTAAAATGCGTAGAGAAGAACTCTACCACATTACCCTTAATTTTTTCCAAATCAATTTTGCTTGAATTTTCCATTTTAGATATAGGTTTTACTCGAGAGGTTGAACTTAATATGGGCATTTAATACTATCCTGCTTAACTACCATAAAAAATATGGCGCCCTATTTTTGCAATGGGTTTTTTACCCCACTCGGGCTTGACGTAGTCAGCATGATAGTACATAGCATTTTTGAGACTGGGCAAACGAAATCCTTCTAATAGAACCTTTTTGGCAACTTCTGCACTTTCATTGTACAAGGGTTGATAAACAGGTTTTACGCGATGAGTTCCGTCACAGTACCAGGAGAACTGGCAAACTACTTTAGAGTAGATCACGTTCTTCTGATATACTACAGCACAGATGTCATTGGGAAACTGACTACTGTTTGCACGATTGAGTGTAACTTGAGCCACAGCAACTTTTCCTTCAAATGGTTCGCTGGCGGCTTCCCAATAAATGTTTTGAGTCAAGCAGCGCAGTTGGCGAGCACGTTCCTCCCCGCTGACTGGTCGCATCGCAGACATCTCTGCTTTCTCAGCCTGTAAGGCTTCGAATTTGTTTTTGGTTACCTCTACCAAGGCGTATGTGGCCAACCACATACCAAAAACGATTGATACAAATTTTGCAATGTTAGGCAAATATTGTCTCATCTATTTTTCCCTCCTTATTAAGGTTGTAGTTTTATATAACTTCATAATTTTTGAGAAAACAACTGCTTTAACCCCATAATAATGGTACATTATAGCATTTTTTCTGGTTTTTTACAAGTAAAGTGAGTAGTTAATTGATCGGATCAACCGGCAATTACGTCTGAACTACCTGAAGCTGCATCTCCGCATGATGCCGCGTCCCCGGCTCGGACAACGCCTATACCACCAGCAAAAACTGTACCGCTGGAGCCTACCATAACTGGTCCAGCATGTGGTCCGGTACCGTGGCCGGCAACCGCATCACCTTTTACACTAATCGGCGCTCCGTTTACAACCACACTAGGAACTCCTGGTCCCGTAATTGTACCCCCGGCGCTGTCAACACCTACTCTACTTACTCCAGGCATTAGGTAATAATACTCCCACGTGTGACTGGTTCAATACCGGTGGTTGTTTTAATGTAGTGCTTTTGCATTTGGTCAATACTAGGAGCATGCATGATAACATGCTCTTTTCGTAGAACAACATTTACATCTGAATCAGCAGTAAATAAACTTTGAATTAATCCCATTCCTTGCGGACCGGGCATTACAGTACATGGCTTGGCGATTTCAAAACCTTCAGGGCCAGCATCTACAATTCGACCAACAATCTCGTCGCCATTTACAATTTTGAAACTGACAATATCGCCTTCTTGATAACCTTTTGAAATTAACATCTTAACCTTTCAACTGTTGAAAAAATTCTGCCGGTTTAGAATTCAATCCGTTGAAACCACCAGGAATCAATTCATAACCATGAAAAATTTGTGGAACACTTCTTAAGCCTTTATCTAACAACATCTGTCGTGATTCTGCATCGTTCTCGATGTTAACTTCTGTGTATTGAACGCCCCGGCTTTCTAATAATGCTTTTGCACGATCACAAAATGGGCAATTGTTTTTTGAATATATTGTTACCATTACAAACTGAATCCTTTAAATGTATTATTATCAACGTCTTGTTTTGTACCACCAATTACATAACTACTAATCTCTGTTTCTTGTGGCGCTACTTGAACTTCTGCACCGGCGATCCATTTTTGTGTCCATGGTAAAGGATTTGAACCAGGTTTCATGCCGCAGTCTAGGCCGACTGCTGTCATACGCTTGCAGGTCAGCCAGTCTACATAATGACACAACAATTGTTCGTTAAGACCAATCATTGATCCATCTTTGAACAAATAATGTGCCCAGGCTTTTTCCTGCGCTGCGGCTGCTAAAAACATTGCTGTACATTCGGCACGAGTTTCTTCTTTTATAGAAGCATAATCAGGATCATCCTGTGGTAGCAATTTGAGAAGGGTTTGCGTTGACCCTAAATGAACATTTTCATCTCGTGCAATCAATTTGATTATTTTAGCATTGCCTTCCATCTTTTTCAATTCTGCAAAGGCCCAACTACAAGCAAAAGACACGTAGAATCGAATACCTTCCAAGGCATTTACTGAGTTAAGGCATAACCACAATTTCTTTTTTAACTCACGACGATCAACAATAACTGTTTGGCCATTTACTGAATGATTACCTACACCTAACAAATTGTAATACTGAACACTATCAATTAAGTCATCATAGTATTTGCTGATATCCTTGGCACAGTTTACAATATCTTGGATGTCAGTTAACTCATCAAAAACAACACTAGGATCACTATAAACATTCCTAATAATATGAGTGTAACTGCGGCTATGAATAGTCTCATTAAATGCCCAAGTTTGAATCCAAGTTTCCAGCTCAGGAATAGTAGCAATGGGAAGGAAAGCAAGGTTAGGACTACGGCCTTGAACACTATCAAGAAGGATTTGTCGCTTAAGATTGCTAGTAAAAATGTGTTGTTCATGTTCGGTGAGTTCTTTGAAGTCCTTGGCATCTCTTAGTACGTCGACTTCTTCGGGTCGCCAAAAAAAGCCTAACTGTTTGTCTGTCAGTTTGTCAAACTGTCTATACTTTAGTGTGTCATATCGTTGAATAGGTTGTGCGCCTGATACATCTAAAAATGCCAACGCTTCTGTATGTTTGTTCTTGTTATTAATATTAAACACGCTCATTAAAACTGATCCTTTTCGGTACTGTGTGCCATTGCTGCTGTTGACTTCGCTCCTACTGCTTCACTGATTAAATCAAAATAACCAACACCTACTTCACGTTGATGTTTTACTGTGGTAAAGCCTCGACTTTGTGCTGCGAATTCACGCTCTTGCATTTCACTATAACCAGCCATGCCACGCTGCCTGTATGCTTCTGCTAGTTCAAATGTAGCAAGATTGTTGCAGTGGAAACCGGCTAGTGTAATGAACTGAAACTTGTATCCTAGTTTACCCAATTCCTGCTGGAAAGTCAAACATTCAGCCTCCGATAAGAATTTTCTCCAATTAAAACTAGGGCTGCAATTGTACGCCAACATCTGGTCCGGGTACACTGCGTGGATGGCTTCGGCAAATCTAGTCGCTTGCTGAATATCAGGAGTTGATGTTTCAAACCACAATAGGTCAGCATAAGGAGCATAAGCCAACCCACGTTGGATACAAGCCTCAATACCATTCTTATAATGAAAGAATCCTTCCTCAGTTCTCTCGCGGATAATAAAATCACTATCAAGAGGGTCGTGATCCGACGTAATAAGTGTTGCCGCTTCAGCATCTGTCCTCGCCATAATAACTGTATCTACACCAGCAACATCTGCTGCCAGTCTTGCTGCATTCAATGTTCTAATCATTTGACTGGTAGGTACCAATACCTTACCGCCAAGATGACCACATTTCTTTTCGCTTGCCAATTGATCTTCAAAATGCACTCCTGCTGCACCTGCTTCAATCATGTGTGACATCAACTCATATGCATTTAACGCACCACCAAAACCAGCTTCAGCATCAGCCACAATAGGCAAGAAATAATCTACATCTGTCCGGCCTTCAGCACAATCAATTTGATCGGCTCTACGAAAAGCATTGTTGATACCTTTGACCACTCTAGGTACACTATCCACCGGATACAAACTTTGATCTGGATATGTGGTATTGGCAGTGTTATTGGCTGCGGCCACTTGCCATCCACTCAAGTAAATTGCTTTTAGACCAGCCTTGGCATGTTGTACAGCCTGCTGGCCATTATATGCACCCA